GTGAGCCGTATACACGACCTTCATCTATTATTAGCTCCATCGCAACATAAACATTATGTAATCTTGCTCATTCTGAAAGGCAAAGTAAACATAGTCAGTACCACCTATATCATTGAACCAATAATCTTCGTGTAAATCTCCGTTTACACCTATACCAGTTTGTTTCATTACTCTATGAATGTCCATGCGATACTTGAATCTACATTTGAGTTCACACCAGTCTCGCATGTCATCATAACCGAATCTAAGTCCACCGGGACCATAATCGGCTACGCATTGATAAGCATAATCTTTATTTCCATCGCAACGATAAACATATTTGTAGCCTGAGTAGAAGTCACTTACTTTATCAGCATAACGACATACATCATTGTCACGGTTATGACGATATACTTGCCAAGAATGATAACCACTCTTTTCTAGCTTGCGTTCTGCACGCCACTTGCGTATTCTAGCTTTTAACCGCAACATAGCTCAAACACCATTGCGTCTTTATCATCTTTGAAGATAAAATCTAAGTAATCTTCTGTCAAATGCGTAGTGAATTTCTCGCCCGGCAATCCAAACATCTCTATTGCTTTTGCGCAGGTCTCATTCCAATCTGTGATAGTGTCACCCATCTTCCAGGGTATACGTACTTTAGTACCCGCCGGCGTTGAGTATTTCTTTAACTGTTTTGACATTCTCTGGCTCTCTGTGAAACTTTAGTGCCCATTGTTCTGGGTTTATGTAATCCATAATCATTTTAGCATGATCTGGATTTAATGTCTCTAAGAAACGGATACCACTAGAACTTTGATACAACATCCAAGGGCTAATCTTACCCACAGATATCAGTTGACAAATACGATTTGGGTTACCATAACGTAGATAGTCTTTGGGCAGAATACTATCTTTGCTTGCCCATTCAATTGTTGTTTCAACACTACGATGTATAGCATCCATTGGATCCTCAATACGAAGGTATTCAATCAGATACTTTGTATATGTCGTATCGCTACACCATGAATCTACTTTGATTTGATTCTTTAATAACCAATCAGTGAATCTGCTGATATTGATTGCGTTGATGTTAACACAGTAAGCACCAAACTTAACGAATGCTGTATAGTAAGCACTCTTAATGAAATCTTCATAAGTCTTTTTCTTCTTGGTGCTTGTGTTCTTTTGATAGAATTGCACCCATGCTTGAAAGCCAATTCTATTACCCTGCAGGTCTTTACTTAACCATCTGTTCTTATATTCACAGATGTGTTTATCAATTGTTGTTTCTCTGGCAAAAGTACGCCCGCAGAAATCACAGCCATACTTGACTGGCTTATCAATTTCCTCGGTCTTTTTCGTACTGCTTGATTTCTTCATCAGTGATAACTTCATTTAATGTTTCAATATCTGCTAGCTTCATGTTAGGGAACAATGATGCTAAGTGAGTTTTTCTTTTGTGATTAGTTACAAACGCTTCGCTTACTTCGTCAATATCAGACTGAGCAGCCTTAGGATAAATCTTTTTGTAGTATTCTTTAATGTCTTTGAGTTTAGCAGGAGCTTCTAGTTTAGCAACCTTCTGACTGATGTTAGGTATCCACTGATGAAATTGTTTACCTAGTCCGGGACTAGCCGCACATAACATCTGCCATTGTAGCTTAGGATGTTTCTGTATGTGTTCGTTAAACAAATACTTATTACAAGCATACTCTGTACTCAATACATAATATCCCTGTATCTCACTTGATGCTTTAACTGCACTCATCCATTGCACTAATACGAAAGGAACAAACTTCTTTTGTTGCTCAGGACTAAGTCTATCATAATAGTCGTAGTCTTTTCTGTCTAGTGCGGCAAGTACATCAAACAAGTCTAAGTCTTGCTTTTCAAATTTTTCATCTTGAGGTACTGCTGGTTTTCTTGTTGCCATTAGAATGCCTGACTGTAATCTACTACTTCACAATTTCTACTAATCTCTTTAACGAAATAAACACATCTAGGTTTAGGACCATCGTCAATTGGTACAGATAAAAACTGACCGTTCTTTAATCTAGGGGCATACCATGTAACGTCATGATATATGTCTACTATCTCGATGGGCAAGAAACTTGGGCTAAATGAACTTAATGGATTAAACTCAAATGCGTTAAAGCCTCTGTCATTGATACTTGTCAGTGGCAATGTCTCTAGGTCCCCGTGTTCTTTTTCACCAATCAATATCTGCCAATCGACAGGCATCTTAATTGTTTTCTCACCGATCTTTAGTACAAGTGCCGGAGCACTAAAACTTTCTAAGAAGATAAGTGGAATGTAATGATAGTCTACGTTTTGTGGATTACTGTTGTCTAGTATTGCAAAACGCAAGTCATCAATTTCTTCTGGTAGTGTTTCTAAGTTATAGAAACTATTGTCTAATGTTAATATACGCATAATGTATTATATCACTTATATTTTAGTTTTTCAATGTCAAATGGATAGTTTGCTTCTTTATAGTAAGTCTTGCGTTGTGTCAAATGACGTTTGGCAAACTTACAACTACTTGTGATATCCCAAATCTGAACAAAGTCTTTGTCCTCTGCCTTACGAATACCACGACCTATAGACTGGATAACTCTAACAAACGATTTGCCAGGCTCCAAAAGAACCAAATTAAAGATACGAGGAATATTAATTCCAACAGCCGCGACTCCGTAAGTCGCAATAAAAACTTTGTTAGTCGCTGTCGCAAAGTCATCATATTCTTCTCTCCGTTCTGTTAAGTTAGTATTACCTGATACGAATGCTACGTCAGGTGAATTCTTAATTCCACCAAACAAGTCAGTTAGTCTACGTTGTAGTTCATTACCTGCACTAATGCGGTCAACTAGAATAAGTGTGTTACCACTCTCTTTAATCTTACCAACCAATTGTGCAATTGCGTCTAGTCGTTCACTATTCTCAGTTAGATATTTCAATTCACTTTGATAGTTACCAAACTCAACTGTATCTTGTAACTGCACAATATTAACGTGACATTGTGCAAGAACTCCCTTCTCTTGTAATTCGCTTGCTGATAGCTTACCGATCACTGGACCTATCGATACAAACAATGACATGAATTCAAACTTAGATTTAGGAATAGTTCCAGTCAATCCCCATCGGATGGGCACTTGAGCAAAAGGACCTGTCATCAACGCTTTTAATGCATCAGCCTTAGCCATGTGTACTTCATCAACCATGACACAAACAACACCTTCGATGAACTCACCGATTGGCACTTCTGCTTCATCGGCTTTAGTTTTCTTCATCATGTTGTTCAATGACTGCCATGTACAGATTGTATGTGTCTTACCATGTTCTTTACGATCACCAAAGTATACACCAACGTCAAGTCCTAAGTTAATGTAATCTGCTTCTGTTTGACGCACCAAGTCCTTATTAGGAACGATAACAATACTGCGACCATATTTCTCTACGCTTAGACTTAATGCCGCAGTTGTTAATGTCTTACCTGCACCTGTTGCAACCTCTTGAATAGATTGCGGGCTTGCTAAGAAGTTGTTAATGATTTCAATCTGATAGTCACGCAACACAACAGGTTGTCCTGCGGCAGGATGCTTTGCTGGCCATACTTTGTGTTTGAATGTTTCTTCTGTTACTTTGTCAAACTCAAATGATGTACGATAGTCACGTTGGTCATCTAGTTCAATATCATACCCTGCTCTGTCAAGTACAGGAAGTATTTCTTCTAGTAAGTTAATGTATGTACTACCACCTAAACTGAAATAGCTGGTCTTACCATTCCACCTACCTAACCGGACACTCGGTAGATACCTTGCACCTGGCACTTCAAATTCAAATAACTTCGTTAGTGCTTTGCGCTCTGGAAGTTCGAGACCTTCAAGTTTTACGTTGACTTCATCTCTAATTAATAGTTTACATTGTTTCATTTAATATTTATGGGTTGACTGTTCACAAGCTGGATGATCTTTCCAACTTTGTATGGATCAAAACTTGAATCCAAACTCTTTTTAAAACGCACTAACACTGGGAATTCGTATTGTGCTGTAGAAGGTGTTCTACTGAATTGATTTACTGTATCAAAATATTTGATTTTTTCTTCTGCTAATAATGCTGTTAGTTGTTGTTTACTATGACTAATGACAGAAGGTCCTGACATATAGACACAATCGCATCCTATCTCTTTTAGCCAGGGTACTATATTTATAACATCTGTCATCTCTAGTGTAGAATGCATACTAGAAATAAACTTCATTCTATCGCTGTTGTCGTGTAAAGAAGGATCAATTGTTATACCATAGAATGCCAACCTTGACAAGGTAAAAGGATCATCGTTTAATGGTATGTCAGTTATTGCTTCATCTATGTATTGATTAGTTGCAACAATCATTAAATTGCCATTGACTCTGAGTAATGTAGGTTTCCAATACTTAACACCTCCATATTGTTTTAGACTATCAACAATCTTAACTGTGGTTTCACAACAATGAACTTTTTTATAAACAGTACTAGCAGTCTCTAGTAATATCTTCAATGCATGTGTACCAAACTTAGATTCATATTGTCTGTTTTCACGATTCCATTGAAACATGTTCATTGGTTGTTTTCTAAACGCATCAATGAATGATCGGTTATAAGGACACTTGAATGTAATTGTGTTATTAACAATCTCTACATGTCCATCAGTATATGCTTCTGTACTTTCAACTACAGGCATTGTCCATGGTAATTGAATTAAATTATCTGCATCAAATCCATGCTTAGATAATTGTCTGCGATACTTGTATATTAGTTTATAAAACAATTCTACTTGATTGGTAGTTACTTGTTTCAAAATTTGTAGGTTACTAATAAACCTGTCATCATAACGACTTAGGCTTATGACACCACTTTTCATAAAATGGATAATGTGTTCTGCTGTTTTCAATTCTACCATCTTGTTAGTATAACAAAACAGTATACAGAAAGCAAATCAATAGGCAAAAAAAGGGGAACCTAAGTTCCCCGAAAATGACTAACTAAAGAAAGAAACAATGAAAAAACTTATCGAAGAGGACTTATTGACATTGCCTCTACGCACACTGCAGGGGTTAACCTTTTATTGACACTTGACACCTTTGCCAAACTCGTCCATTACTTGACGAGCCTGGCCACGATCACCAACCACAAACTTGTAACCATCAATACAGCGCATTTCAGTCATGCCATTGACGCCCCAACTGATTGTATTGCCTTGGGTGGAACCACTAGTTACACCTAGGACCATTAATCCAATAGTGATTATAAAAACAATCCCAATCATCATTTCAATCAGAGTAAATCCACGTTGTTTCATAATCAATTCCTAACCCAAATAAAGTAGTAAATCAATACCGCCCATGCTTGACTCCAAGTAGTACCTAAAGCATCCTGATAGTGCGGCTCATTATGAAATGCCGCAATACCGAAATTAGCAATAGCAATACAAACGATACAAACAATAGCACTCAGCATATCAGTTACCTTTCATGCAAGTTGCTTTAGCCAATTCGCGCCAGTTAGCACTAATCTTAACCAAGTCAGCAACTTTCAAACACATACGCAAGGACACTTCACGCAATTTGTTGTGATTGTCCCAGATGAACGACATAATTTCGTCTGTCTGTTCTTGTGTGAAATCATAGTCAGCAAACAGACCACCATCAGCATCACGATGCACTTGCTTGATACGCAACATTTTGTCACGCTCACTATCAACTGTCAGGTCCAGAAAGTGACAACGAGACTGCAACGCATCCAAGTGAGGTTGCATCTTGCTAGCTTTCTTGTTATCGAAAGTTTTGTTAGTAATGAAGATGATAGAACCGTTGAAGTTGAACGAATTCGGGATACCATCTTCACGCAAGATACGTGAATCTTTGTTCCAAGAAATTCTACGAGTCTTACCTGAATCCAACGCACCTTTCAATACGTTGATAGCGTCTTGATCTTCCCAGATATCGCAATCGTCAAAAACGAGAACGTTTTTAGCATCACTAAATTTGTACAACTTAGCGAACAAGCCGATGCCTGACATAGCACCTTTGACAACTTCATAGCGAGGCTTCTTGCTTGCAAGATTATCAAACAATGATGCCTTCTCCATTTGCAATGACACACCGTGCGACTTACCGATACCTGCAGGACCTGTCACAATCATAGCACGAATGTCACCTTTGATACATGCCTTAGACATTTCATCAAGCACAGCAAAACGTGTAGCAATACGGTCCATTGCTTCTGTTTCAGATTCTTCAATCACATGCTTTGCTTCGACAGTGGGCTTGCCTGACAAAAATTCAATACAATCTTTAGTGTCAACATTCACACGAACTTCCTCAGGGCGATTGGGAAATTGACCTTCGTTCTTTACAGTAACGAAACCACCTTTAGCGCCTAGTTGATAACCCTTGACAAGTTGAAACACTTCACCTTTGACAGGTGTGTTACGATAAGAACCAGAAGTGATACGAACGATGCTTGACATTTGTTTCCTTTGTTTGACTGTTTAAAGATTATATTATATACCCGAAATGATTTATTGTCAAGCCTTTTTTAGCATGTCAAAAATCATATTTTGCAGTTGGTGAACATCCTCATCCGGGACATAGAAGTCCGTCAATGGGTCGTAATATGCACCTTCTTTGTTGTCATAATACAACACCTGACCGTTAGGGTAGTGAAAAGGACCTTCCAGACCTTTACGAGGACCAAACTCTTTATTGTGCTTGAAAACTACGTAAGACATAAAACCCCTTTCAACTGAATAAGACTATATTATAGACCCAAATCCATTTATTGTCAACCTTTTAAACCAAGTCAACTTGTACTTGTTTGTTGCGGATTGTAGCGCCGAGTCCTACGGGCATGGGCGCATTATCTTTTTTAGCATTGTAACGCATGTGAGCCAACTTCAACAGAGCCTCCCAGCAAACTGTACGGGCTGTAACTGTAGCAAATTGCTCGGTCATTTGCTGGATTGTCATATACATAC